ATGAATATTAGAGTCTTAGTTGATAAAATAGAATTTTCACATATTATGTACTTCAGTCTTGGTGTATTGACAGCAATCTACTTAGATGTATTATTTTTACATGAATTTACAAGCAGTACTGTTTCTGCCATTATGGATACTGTAGTTGCTGGGTCTGCAATATATGCAGCCTTAAGTGTTCGTAACTGGTTGAAAGATAGAGTCAAAAATAAAGGTTTTGAACATGCAGAAAAAATACTAATGAACATGACTCAATCATTTATAAAACTTCATTCACTTAAAAGTGGATATGATAACTTCTGCGATGAATACTCACAGTGCAAAGAATTATCTCCAACTGAAAATACAAAAATGAAAAATATAGCCAATGAATTATTAGATCTTAGCAGATCTTTAAATATTGAGGTCGCACAATTATTAGTGGAGATAAAAACGTTAGGTTCGTGGGATATGCACTGCAAGGCAGAAATAGAGTATATTAATTACATCACAGCCGCAGATAATACCAGAGAGAGCATTCAAGATTTCATTAAGTCTGCAATTGACATGACCTATTTTAATAGATACTTTTGTTGGCAAAAAAACAACGAACAAATAAACATCAATTATAAAAATGCTATAGAAATTTATAATAATTTAGAGATAAGATTTGAAGATGTATTTTGTTATGAAAGAAAATAAAAACACTACAGAATATAAAATAATAAATTAAAGGGTCTTAGGATGAAAAAAATAGTATTTGCAATGTCAATCCTTGTATCTGGTTGTGCAATGGTTCAGTACAACGATGGTAAAACAGTCAGTATCCAATCAGACGGATGGTACGGGTTAGATAGCTTACAGAAGACAGCAGATGCCGCATGTAAGCAATATGGAAAATCAAAAGCAACCTATACACATAGTGCTAATGTTAACCCACATCTACCCGCCGGTACGGGTGTACAAAATACCATATGGAAATGTGAATAAAATAACTAGTTATTAAAACAAGTCAATAGCACACAAAAATAACTTTTTTTAGCAAACTTATATATAAATTTTAATAAAAGTGAACGCCCCATAAGGGGCTTCATTTAGATTTTAATATTCCTTTAATTTTTGAAGTGTCACTTTTTATTTTTGATAAATCCCGTACTAAATCATACAATTCATCAATATCTGCTTCATTACTTTCTATTTTAGTTTCTAATACTAGAAGCATACTTTCAATATCACTTATACGTCTTTCAGCTTCTAAGATCTCTTGTTTTCGTCTATAGAGTAGACGAGCCATAAATGTAAAAAAGCCATTAATAGCCCCCCTAACGCGATGTAGTCCATTACTTTATCCTTATTTTGTTTTTATACTCCGCCAATCATGATTTGTAGGATAGTAAGCAATTCTCCTAATGGGACTTGAATAACTACAATTCCAAACGCATCTAGCAGCGGTACTATTAACCAGTTGTAAGCCACAATCATAGTTAACACAAATCCAAGTGTGTTACGCCAGTGAAATGATACTCTTTCAATTTCTTCTTTGTTTACTTCTATTTGTCCTTCGGCGTTAGTTTTCTGAACTTCTTTTTCCACTATTTTTTTCCTGATGAAAAAATCCATACCAGATTTTAATAGTTCTACTAAGATACTAATCATTTTTTTACTCCTATTACATATTGATAGAAATGTTTACCCTTAACACTGATAAAATGTGAATCGAGTAGCACTACTTCAAAGGGTATACTTTTATACGTCCATGTTAGTATATCCCCATCAGTCCACTGTGATTGCTTATAGGAGAAAACTACATTCATATAAGTTTTAATATCAGGTGCAAAAGTTTTAACTTTCTTTTTTATTTTCTTATTGTCTAGTTGAAAAAGTTCGAACTGATATGAATTACCAAATGGTGTTACCCCATCTAATGTAATCTCGTTAACTTCCTCCCCATAGTGATGTTCTTCTAAATTCATTTGTTACCCCTTCTTCAGTTTAAAGTGTCCTTTCATGCCGCTAACAATTGTAGTTACTCCCTTTTCTGCTTCTTCATAGAAGTCATAAATTAGCTTCCTCTTCTTCGTTTCACGTACACCAATTACACGTTTAGTTTTTGTCTTCGTATCTTTCTTAGTTGTATCGATTAGGTACTTTTTCCCGTTTTCAACTACTACGCGATATTTACCCTTTTCAACATTACTTTTAAGCTGGGGTATGTTCCCCTGTTTAGTCAGACGTGCCGCAGATGTAGGTACAAATTTCTTTAGTGGATCTGGATGTACTATCACGTCATAAAGATACCCAGCCTGAATATCTTTAATCATGATGGTACATTTTACGCTAGTACCGGACTTGTTATAAAAGTACAGTACAGCATTCTTTGTAAAGGCTACGCCCCCTTTATCAATTGAATCATTTAAATCTGCTTGCATTTCCTTAGCTAGTTGGCGAGTACGTTTGATTAGTTCATCTTGGAATTGATTACCATATAATTTTCCCTGTTGATTTAGATAGCCCTTTGCACTGGATAGGCCAGTTATTTTTGCATTGATTTTCATGTTAGAGATCCTATTAGTCCTTTTACAATTTTAAATAGCTTTAACGCGTCTGTATCGCTCGCTGGTAGTCTTGCCTTTGCAAGTATGGCTTTATTCAGATTATGCGGTAGTAGTCCACTCGTAGCGATTAAGGCCGTTTCTACTATGCTTGCTTGGTTCGCAGTAGGGAAACACCATAGAACATACTTTTTATAGTCCTCCCCTGCGTCAATTAAGGCATTTACTGTTCTACTACTTGATGTGTAGTCCTTCCAGTTCGATTGTTTGGTACTGGACTTTAATTTTTTAATATCTTTAACGCCCTGATATATCTGTTTCATACCAATATACCAACTACCATTATCAAACTGAATTAAGTAAACAAATGCGGCATAGTTGCCAGAATCTACATCTTTTATATTCCAGACTTCTGGATCAAACATATCCCACACCATAAATATCCTTAATTATTACTATTATTATAAGGTTATTTATGGACATTAAAGAAAGATTAAAACTATATGAAGGTACTAAAGAATACCAACGAGTACGCGGATACTATCGACAAGACAAGTTCTACCCATATGTGGATACCGAAGGGTACGCTACAATCGGTTACGGACATAAGATCCTACCTAATGAAATCGAAAAGTACAAAAACGGTATCAGTGCCATTGATGCAGATTTACTACTGGCATGGGATATTGACCGTACTATCAAGGATGTTAAAACATTGGGCTTGGACTTACCGAAGGACTGGCAAGACTTCTTAGTTATTATGGCCTTTCAGTTGGGTTTAGGTGGTGTTAAGAAGTTCAAGAAGATGATTGCAGCACTACACCGCAAGGATTGGAAGGGGGCGATTATTCAGGCTAAAGATAGTCTATGGTATCGTCAGACACCTAACCGCGTTAAAGATATGATTTATCAATTAGTAAACAAATAGCAAAAAGAAAAGGGGCAATAAGCCCCTTATTTTTTTCTAATATTGCTATCACTCGTTCTATTTTTAGATCCATTGAATGAATCTGAGAACGTAAATCATTGAGTGCTGATTCTAAATCATCCTGACCCTTTTCTAACCTTTCTACGTCCGATTTAGTATGTGCTAAATCTGATTCTATTTTAGCCAGTCGTGATTCAAGTGTTTTAAAGTCTGCGAATTTATCTCTAATGAGATTCCAAATAAAAGCACCCAAAGCTATTATGACGGCAATTATATTTTCCCATCCTGCCATATAATAGACCCTATTTTATATTTTATAGTTACTTTTATTTATGCTTAGAGAGTAGTACCAGTTAATAACCAGTAAAGGCAGCTAGTGCGATTTGTACTTGTGATGATCCCATTGCCGTGGGGTAGTTCATCTGGTTCTTGTTAACGTACTGTACTGTAAATGATGTAGCACTATTACGACGAATCATGATACCGGAATAACCACCTACAGTACCGTCATCTGTTACGTTACCTGGACACTGACTAATGCAAATCCACGGATTAGCAAAATTGGTATTGAAGGTGATAGGACTTGCCAGATCATGACCAGCCGGAATTGTGAAAAAGTCCAGTATACGCGGCATAGTACCAGCACTGGCAGCACTCCAGATCAAACCACCGCCACCATTGAACACATCAAGATAACCAGACGTCATTGCATTAGTATTATTAGATAGCATAAAACGGCCTGTACCAGCTTCATAGAGCGATGCACCAGGAAAGCAGTATCTACCATCACTGTATAGTTGAAACCAGCGTAGACCATCGGCGGGGAAGAAATTAAGGCCAATATAACCTAGTGTAGACCCATTACCGAAAGCAGATGGAATATTGAAGGCACCGACATCAATTAGACCGCCCATATCCTTAACTTGAGAAATTAGAGTAGCTCTATTATCAGAATCTACAGTGAGTTTCCCATACGCATTATAAACATTAAAACCTGACATAGATAATCCTTATCCAAATGAGTAAACATCGAAAATTACAGTTTGTGCATAGATATAACCAGTAGGAGTATATCGTACTGTAAATGCGTCATTACCAGGAATACAGTAAAATTCTGTACCCCATGCTACGGAACGTGGAACGGCTAGCCAGCCAGTTGTACGCATACCACCGAAAGCAACACCCCAGGTATTTGTAGTGCCTGATGCAATGTTCAATGAAGTTGCCCCCATATAACGCATATTATAATCACCCAAATCTACTACTATCTGCCCTGCTGCATTCCAGCATTGTAGACCTTGTGCCATTACTCTTGATCTCCTTCCTGAATGTCTTCATCTTTACCCGAAAGTGCATCCATATTAACCATTAGACGTTGTGGTAGTTCTTCCCACGATACGTTATTTGATTTAATGATTAGAAAGTCATCACCTGATGCGGCAATTTCACAAATATTAGTTAGTAGAACTGCTTTGATTACGCCATCTTCGTCTTTTAGATATTGAAACATAATATTATCCTTTTAAAAAAGGTAGGGGATAATTCCCTCACCTACGCTTTTATTTATTACCATAGTCCCATACGCACACGTAACGTACCATTGTTATCATATACTTGAATCATTGTATTACTGATTACCATTCGACCAGTACCGCCAGATCCATTAATATAGAAAGTACCAGCTTTATTAATTTGCCAGCCTTGAACGTTTGCAACATAGTTATTACTCTGGATAGTATTTGCAATCTTAGCTGAGGTAATATTTGCATCGATAATCTTAGCTTCGTTGATACTTGCATTGGCAATTTTTGAATTGGTTACAGCCAGGTCGGCAATATAAGCCGTACCAATACTCGCCTGTTGTATCATTGCAGTTTTTAGATAAGTAATACCACCAATTACGGTAAATGGTGCTGCACCACCTACAGTAGCAGTTGCCGTACCAGATATTACGAACTTATCAGCCGCGAAATATACCGCACTGGTATTAGTTGCACCATCGGCAATTAGTTTAAAACCAGCTACAGTACCGTTAGCATTGACGGATAATGTATACGTAGCGTTTACAGAATCTTTATTTGCCTTTGTGCTCATTTCCTGGTTAACACTCGCAAAGCCTGCATCAGTTGATGATTTAAGCTGAGTGATAGCCGTAGTTTGTGCCGTATTATTATCTGCTACAGTTTGTGTAAGAGTGGTAATCTTTGCAGTGTTACCATCAATACTATTCTGTACTGTTGTAATCTTAGTATTAGTATACTCATTACTTTCATTTACTGCATTGTTCAAAGTTTCATCAAGTCGATCATTCAGGTCTAAGATTGTATTGATCTCGTCTGCGTCTTCCTGTGTAAACTGATACTTCGATTTAATATTAATATTCACTTCTGGGCTGTACTGGATATCATCCATACCAAAGGCATCGAATAGACCCACTTTTACCCAATAGTCACCATCCTTGATATTTGGAACACTATCAAACTCTGGTTTATTACTAATATATGAAGTAGTGCTAATATCAGTACGCATTACGATATGTGCACCTGCATAATCTGGTTCGATTGATTCCGTCCAGCTAACAAATAAGTTCCCAAATCCGCCACCAACTTCTACGCCCTGTACTAGACCGCATTGTAAGTTTTCGGGAGTAATAGTTACTTCTGGGGAGAATGTACCAGATAAAAATCCCTGTGCCATAATACCAATAGTTGGCTTACGTAGTTTGTACTTGTTCAAGTCTAGGGAGAAATTAAAGCCGCTTTCCTGTGTATAGAAAGTATCTCTAAGTACCGCACCGTCATAAATCTTAATTACGTAATATTTGAAGTAGTCACTAAATGAATTACCATTTACTTTAAGGTTCTTCTGACTATCCCAACGTAGATTAAAATCTGTTTCATTAGTAATGAGTAGTCCACTTGTTGCGTTTACTAGTTTTAGTCCAGTGATTGCAGGAAGAGTAAAGTTAAACTCTGGTTTAATACCCGTAACAGTAGCTTTAACAGATACACCACCCAATATATTGTACGCACTAACTGCAAAGTCATAATGAGAATCAGTATCAAGACCATATAGATCAAACTCAAGTTTACCTAGTGGTGTTTGACCTGCAATTGTCCAGTTTTGGGCTGTACTGAGTTTATAATAGACATAGTACCCGCGAACGTTACCGGACGGGCTTGCATCCCATGAAATATTAACAACACTACCAGTAGTAGTATCACCCTTACGCGTAATCTGTACGTTTGAAGGTGGTAATATTTGACGTAGTGCATCACCAGAGATAACACCGCCGGGACTCCATATACCTAGATCATCACCATCAAAGATTTCATCTGGATATTCTATGGCAGTTACTGTTACATAGCCTACGTTCTGTTGGTCAGTTGCAACTGATTTAGATAATACTTTGAACTTTCCAGAGACTGCTAATTCTTTAAAGTTAACATTGATACTATCCCAGACACGAAGATCCCAACCTTCGGCAGTTGTAAAGGTTACAGTACGTTTGGCGAACTTAGATTTACGTAGTTCGGCGTTAACTAGACGTGCTACGGTTTCCTTATCATAGATGGCCTTAAAGTCACGGGATAAGGTAATAACCAGTCCATCACTATTAACCACATCGTCATTACTAATATTTGATGGAATACGCAATACATCTGTAGTATAGAGTGTATCGATGTTCGTATATTGTGCATCAATTACGTTATAGTAATCAGCATTACCGGAAGTTGTAATACTTGCTTCACCATAGATATTAGTTTCATCAAATGAATATACTGATAGAGTTTTACGGTCTACTGTTACGTGTACCTGTCCTGCGTGGACATACATAATACCGCCAAACGATTGTAGGATTGTTTCTATATTCTCCTTATATGTCGATTGATAAGACATCGCGACATTAGAATATAATTCCTGTTGGAAACAATACTGACTTACTTCAGTGAATGAATCCTGATTTACTAAAGCTGGTTCAAGACCTAGACCATATGTAGTATCAGTTAGGTAATTATAAATCTGACTTGCTGGACATGAAGTAGCAAATACAGTACCGGAATTGAAATCATATATATTCTGGCCTTTTAATTCTACGGTCATATTGAAGTTATCATTAGTTAAGATACCATCCATAGTAGAATCTTCGGTTTTATAGATTACGGTACTGATTGATACAACACCCTTACCTAAGAATTTATCTGTCCATTTCGGACCCGCATATATTTTAGCTAGTTCTTTTGTAGTTGTGTAATTACCACCAAAGCGTACTTCTACTTGTAGATATGGCTGGAATTTTGAAACTAGATTAGCTTTTGGGATAATACCATCGGTAGTAACTGGTACTGCTAAAATTGGCTCGTTATCCATGTAAATCTGCTCAATGTGATTTCCAGTACCGGACATTGATACTACTTGTTCACTGAAGAAATACTGTGAGCTATCGTCTTTGACATTATACCAGTTATTGATTACGCCCGTTAATACGAAGCTACCGCCTGATACACCGTTTTTGTGTGGTGCACTACCGCCATAAATGACAGGTAGGCCACTGGTTGGACTGGTTGATCGCTGTAATGCACTTGCTACATCGGAATATCCGGCTAGTCCCCCTACTTGTCCCAGCATACTGGTAGCTACTAATGATAGTGCACCTGCTGCCGCTCCCCAATATGTCGCTACTGTTAATGTTGCCCCACCCGTATATACGGCAGCTACAACCATCACGGCAGTTATTAGAGCACCAAAAATACTATTTTGACTCCCCATACTTAACACTCCTATAATACTTGCCTATTTTCTTTTTATTGATTAGTTCGAAAGAAGTATGATCATAATTAATACCTAACATACGACCGGATACTACTATTGCCATAATTAATGGATTCTCTGGATCTAACCAAATATCCCCATCGATTGGTACTTTCACTTCCTGGCATTCTTGTCTAATAATATCTTGTGTACTTTCGAATCCTAATTCTTTTAATTGTGCTACACCTTCTTTTAGTGATGTATATGATGCAACTTGTGACCAGTTAGTGCCTTTGATTTCATCAACAATACGTAAAGCTACGATATTGCAATCATTAGTACCGAAGGCGTAATCTGTAGCTAGTGCATCTTCAATATGTTTTATAATTCTGTTGTGTATATTCATTATTTCATCTTCCATTCTTGGTTTGCTTGGTTTACCTGTCCTAGTAGTGACATAAACGCATCACCTGGATAATAAGATTGATACACTGAATCACTCGCAATAGTACGAGTCTGTACGTCCAGCTTCTGGTAGATACTGTTAACGTTAATCGTTAGTTCGGTTACTTTCTGGTTTGGATCTGCTGTTGCTTGACAGTAATCAATGAAGCCAGAGAACATCAACATCTGATAGATTGGTGTGGTGGTGTATGGATCTAGAATTACCATAATAATATTAACTTTCGCTTTGAATAGGCCATTACCTAATGCAAGCATCTGTACTGAGTTGTCAATATTACTAACTTTAAAGGAGATAGAGTTATTACTAATTCCCTTTTCTTCACTAAAGCTAGGTAGTGAATCCTGAATAATATCTGGGAAGGACTGGTATACTACACTATTTAGGTTTAGGTCAATGAATGCATCAGTCCAGTGAATGGCATTTTGTCCACGGGGGAAAACATCAAAACAGGTAACATGCTGCCCTAAACTCATGATCTCCTGAATAGTAAGTGATTTACGATTACCACCACGTGTTAGATTCCAGTATTTTAGGAGGTTGGCATTTGTTTTTAAATCATCCATATTATAAATTCTCCGTTGCCTTCAGTTTGATCATCATTACGTTAGTAATAGGTACTGTATAATCATTATCTGCATTCAAAATAGCCGTTAGTGTTAGGTTGTTATACTTGATGATTTCACCTGCCTGTACTGCTTCCCTGAGTGCTGGGAATACTGTAATACTGGTATTAGTACGGTCAATGATTCGATATAGTTTGGTGTGATTAGTAAATTGTACTAAGTCACCTACGCCCAATAGTTGAGAGTTAGTATTCAGTACGATATTACCCGCCGCGACGGCTGATACACTGGATACTGCGGTATTTTGTGCACCTGAATAAGTTGATAGGTGTCCTAAGTCCATCTGGAATGGTTTACCAAGAGAATATGAGGCTAGGAAGCTATCTACTTCGCGACGATCTTTTACGTTATAGGTGAGAGTAAATTCTACTTCATAGTATTGTATACCTGTTGCACGTTGTAACTTTTTACCGCTCCAGGCTTGATGCTCATAGATTGGTTGCACGTTCTTTAGATTCACGTTTGATACTTTAATTGCATTTGTAAAGTTAATCATTATTAAATTCCTTATAAGATTTCTTATTATATTTATACGAATAAAGGGGTATAATTCCCCCTTATATTATGAGTTACGACGTTGTGAATCACGTACAGCCTGTACGATACTGTCTTTATGTTTCTTTAGTTTCTCCTGGAATTGTTGATCATTATCTGCACCGTAAACATACATTGGGGCATTAACAACAATTTCACCAGCACCAGAAGTATTATCACCACCTGATTCCTGACGATCTAGGAAACGAGTCAATTTAGTATTGGCCTCTGGTTGAACTACGCGTTCACCCTCTTTAAGAATAAAAGATTTATTATTCAAGTTAGCGGGTATTTCATCTACGCCACCGTGGAACTGACCAGCACTAGCACCCTTGGCGGTACTGATGATAGACATACCCATTCCTGCAATTTGTGCATAAGCTGGAATGTTTTGTGGGAAACCTAATGATAGTGCACTAGCTAACGCCTCTTGAATCTTCATGATAGTCATACTGATAGTTAGACCGCGTTGTACTGCATAGAACGCCTGAGCCGCACCGGATGACTCACCAAAAGCCGCCGCCATACCTGCCCCCATTTGAGACATTGCATCGGCAGAAATAGAGAGAGTTTTCATTGTTTCTTGGTTCTGAATCTGTACTGCTTTCGCTGCGAAGTGTGCTGTAATAGCTGCTTTACGTTTTTCAAATGATTCCTTGTCCTGAATTAGTAAATCATTCTGGCGGAGGATTGCTTCTCTTTCTTCGTTCATCTGGTCTAGCTTATATTGTGTATTATCCACTCCATAAGTTTCATCAATCTGATTACCTAAGAATGCTTGACCTGCTGCCCCAACTTGTCCACTAGCTAATAGACTATTTTGCTGATTAGTAGTTTCATTTGGATTGGAATAACCAACCATTTGATTAATCATCTGTAGTCTACTTGCTGCACCTGCTGTAACTTGATCATTTAATAGCTGGCGTAGTTTCTCATCTGATAGTCCTAATGTTTTAGCACTCTTCCTAATAGTTTCTACTATCTCTTTCTGTTGGCGTTCAAACTCTGCTAATTGACGCTCATTAGTACCGATAGTTTGATCTACTAAGATTTTATCTAATGCCTTTTGTGCTGCAATACGCTCGTTAGCTGCCTTATCTTCTGCTGCCTTTCTTGCTTTCGCTGCTGCTTCGGCTTTCTGTTTAATCTTTGCGGGATCTTCGATTTCAGTCCAAGCCTTATCACCACGTGGATTATTAACAGATTCTTTCTTTGCATTTAATTTTGCAAATGCAATATCACCATCTCGCTTACTCTTTGCAATAAAGTCCGCTTCATTACCTTTATTACCTGCTAATCTTCCTGGAACTAATTCTTTCGAAACCTTACCCATTAACTGTTCATTAATAGATAATGCTTTATTTGCTGCAAGAGTTTTTCCTGTCAACTGATCCATAAAGGTATTACTACCTAAATCATTACTATTCAATACGTCTAGTAGTTCATTTAATTTTGCAACTAATGGCGTAGCACCTTTTACTGATAAGGTTTGGAAACTAGTAGATAATTTATTAATATTATCATCAAATTTTGAGAATGCTTTAGCCTGTTCATCAGATACTGCTACTGATTGCTTCTGAATATGAATCATTGCATCTTCATGTGTTTTGAAGTCACCTAATACGCCAGCTAATCGATATCCATTACTTGCTACTGCTTCCATTGCATACGCGATTTCGGCTTGTGTCTTACCAGCATCTTTCAACTTAAAGTAAAGTTGTGACATGGACTCGATCCCGCCATTAGCCTTACCTACGTACTTTGTAAAGTCATTTACGTTTAAGCCCATTTCTTTGATGACGTTAACAAATTCACCTGTTCCTGCTGCATATCCCTCACCCATTTTATCTAGGGTATCTTGGTTGATATCTGCTAGACCTTCGGCACCAATACCAGTTTGATAGAATGCCTTCTGTAGCTTCTGTAGTTGTGATACCGACATACCGGACTGTTTTGATAATTGGTTTAGTTCGCGTACTGCATCATTAACTTTAAGTGCAAAGGCTGCAACCGCAATACCAGCACTAGTAGCAACACCTGCAACACCCAATACACCACGGGATAGAGTATCGAATACTTGACCTGTACTCGATGCCATACCACCTAAAGTACCGCCAGCCTTCTTGCCAAAGGCATCAATTTTATTTTCTGCCTGCTGTAGTGATTTAGACAGTCCGGTACTATCGCCATCTATTTCTACTCTAATTTTATCGTTATTTTTTGCCATCTTTCTTACTTCCTTGTTGAGCTAGGTTTTTAATATATTCTCCCATTTGTGCAATATCGTTAGATTGCTTTTTGATTGAATTTTGTTTTCTCTTTTCCGCACGTTCTTTAGTTGTTAGAGAATCATCAAGAATATCCAGAAAGTCAAAATCAGTATAAGATAGACCCTTTTTATAATCAGTTGATATATTAGAGTACATAGCCATTAGGTAGCATGTATGGGCGTGGTATAACATCTGCGTTTTTTCTGCCTTACTACTCATACAGGATTTATAGATCCTAATAGCCATAAACAAATCAGGATCTAAATTTTCCATCTCACTAATACTAATCCCATTAGTAGTAATTAAATCTAGATAGGTGCGTAATTCATGATCCTCTATTATTTTTTTTCGATTTCGTCCTGTATATCAGAATGGTCTTTATACAATTCAATAATAGCTAGATAGATTTTTGATACATATTCTGAATCAAGAGCATTTAGATTAATACGTCCTTCGATATCTTCGGTACTGAAGATTGGATCGCCATTTTCATCACAAGTACAAACCATGATTGCCTCTAGTGGCTTGTTTAATGCTTCAATATCTTTAGAACGTGCACGGTGAATAAAAAATTCTGCACCTTCAATATTAAAAGTATGTTTTTTTGGAGATAGTTTTTTTAGGATGTCTTGTAGATTCATTGTGTATTCCTTATTAAAAGTTAAAAAAATAGAGTGCTAACCATAAGCTAACACTCTTATTTATTTTAGATAGAAGGTAGTGTACCTGATTCAACGGCTGCACCGTCTACAGCTAGGTTGAATGCTTTAGTTACTACTTCATCTTTGTCGCCATCAATAGTAGTGGAACTAACGAAGCAAGTATAAACTACATAAAAACCAGTAGTGTGGGTTGCATCAGTATAGTAGCTTAGACGAATCTGACAGCGTTTTTGCTCGTCTGCGAGAGTCTCTAATTGTTGGTGTACTGTATTATCCGCAAGATAGTTAACACTTAGTTCAATATCAGGGATCGATTTTGTGCCGAGCAATTTCATTTTTATTCATGTAGTGGCGTTAATACTACATCGTCATCGGTCTTTATGACTGCTGCATATTTCTATACAGATTAGACTATATCACAATCCGATATTTCGGATTCTCCCCATTTCGAGATTACTTAATCCCTACGCCTTTCGGCTAGTCGTTGAACGTTCCATATAATATGGTTTCGCTGCTGATTGTCTTTAACTTAATAATAAGAGTTTCCAGCAATTAAAGGAGTTATTCAAATAGTATTGCTACTATAGGCCGCTATTTTATCCACGGTTATATGAAGAGTTGAAAGTTTTTACGTCTATAACAACTGATTCAAAGCCAGAAGTAGTAAAGCTAGCAACTTCGGGAACTTCTTTAAAGTCGGTCGCTAGTGTGTTACCAGCACTTGTACCTACTTCTACTTTTAGGTTTGCACCTGACATAATATCCATAGCCATAATTTTAATTTCCTTATAAAGATTTAATTTGATAGTAAGGGAGTGTATGGAATTACTCCCTTACTGGTTTATTTATTTATTCTGTGCGTTTAGTAATTGTGTTACCACGGCACGTAGTTCATCAATTTCTTTCTGTTGGTCTTCAACTTTATCCATTAATGCTAGGATTGCTTCATGGTGCAATGCTGCCGCTACACCTGAAGTATCTACGGCTTTAACGTCTTTTACTTTAGTACCGTCCTGTAGTTCCATATCATGACTTTTTACTACTGCTGCTGGGAATACTTTTTCAACTTCCTGAGCAATAAAGCCATGACCAGTAGATCCATTAGTTTTAAGAGTCCAGGATACACCTTGAATCTTACGCATTTTTTCTAATGGTTTACTAATACGTACTACATTCTCTTTTACACGTAGGTCGGAAGTGTTTAACCACTGTTGACAACGTGCTACACCATCAGTACCGAAGAGATAGGAAGCATAAGCACCAGTACCAGATTGTACGTTTAATTGTGCACGGTCTAGGTTAGTAGATCCACCACGGACACCACCTAAGACCCATACGCCGTCGTACCAGTTACCATAGACACTATTGACATAGGTTTCCGGTGAGGTTGGCCCTCTTTCGTTTTTAATACCGATTTCGTTACGTTCATCTGCACGTACTGTTACAGTACCACCACGATCCGCATATAAACTACCACAATATGTAGTTGGTGCATCTAATACTAAAACGTTGTTTTCGGATGTAATATTACCATTTGGAGGAAGTCCTAAAGATCCATCGTCATTAAATCTAAAATTATATCCTGCTGTATTAGATATTCTTGCACCTTTATCTTTCGCCCCACCGCCGACAATTTCAAATGTATCAAATGTGGCTTTATTTCGGGAAGTAGTACCTACTTTATATTCTGAAATAACACTACCGCCAGATACTACGGTACTAACAGGAGGTAATGTAGTATCCCCATTAATAACAGACCATGATGTATTTGCTGCCTGAAAACTACCAGTAGCACGAATTACCCATACACCAACAAAGTGGTTAGGTACAACTTCAGTTGTGTTACGTCCGTATACTGGATGCGAGCGTGATGCATCTATTGATGCAGATCCCAATGATTGTGCTGCTACGTTTCTTTCCTGCATTGAATAGCCACTCTGTGGACTATTTGAAGTAAATGCCCCACTAACAGAAGATAACGCAGTATTACCACTACCATTAGCTTGTGATCCGTGAAAACCTATTGAGCCAATAATATTAGGTAGACCTGCTTGTGCAACTGTACCAGTACCGAAGATACCGCCACCATCACCACGAGCAAATAGACCAGCTACGGAAGCAGATTGTACACCGTTACGATCTGGTACACGGAAAGTAGTTGAGCCGTCACCAGTAGAATACTTACCACGTTGACGATAGTCACTTACCCAAGTAGCATCAGGAATTGGTGATACCATTTGTGCATAAGCCCATAGATCTGGATAATCAGCACGTTTTAGAATCTGTCCATCAGATAAAACATCATATGGCTGAGTAAAAGTACGACTATCTTGTAGTCTAAAAGATCCTACGCCATAGTTCATTACACCGTTCATAGTCGGGCCAGTAGTCCCAGTAGATACAAGGTTTTCTACCCAACGTTTAGTCGCTGCGTCATAGTCGTTTACTGGATCACTCGCAAGGGGAGTAGCACCAACTGGACGAACGTTTAGCCATGCTGCGGCGTTGTTTTCAATACCTGCTAGGTTATCTTTCTTCAAGAATGCTTCACTATTTGCCGGAACATCAAGATTAGTACGTGCACCTGCTGCTGTATTACTACCAGTACCGCCATTTGCAATCGGAATAATTCCAGTGATATTACCTGCTGTATTGTCTTCTTTCCATTCTGACCACGTAGCACTACTAAAGACACGTTTCCAAGTTCTAGCGGTGTTATATGCGGTATAAATCTGAACACATCCATTAGCATTAATTGCAGCCGTTTGATATACACGTAGAGTACCTGCAATAGTAGACGGGTAGTTACGGGCTGAAGTTGCATTAGAGCTTAAATTCTGCATGTAGATACCAGCTTGAGTACCATTTAGAGTGTTTAAGTCTTCGGTACTTAGTGGTACTTTATTTTCATAGAACGTACCTAAGCTATTACGTGCCGCTGCTGGCGATGTACCGCCAGTACCGCCACTATTAACAGGTAGAGCATTAGATAGAGCTACTTTATTAAAGGTAATAGTTTTATCAGTAAAGCTATAATTAAAGATATTATCACCAGCCGTAGTATTTTCGTGTGCACGGAATGTACTACCATCTAATACTAATAATGCTTTATTAACTACATCAGTTTGAGAAAATGTAATTGTTGGTGTTACACTTTCAATTAATAGCGGGTTAGCTACTGTGGATTTAAATGTAGCATAAGTAAAGTTATTAGTACCAGACCATGTATTATTACCATTCATCAAAGGTACGTTAGCACCACTTGTACCAGTATTCTGTACTGCTGCTGTTCCTAGACCTAGATTAGTACGTGCTGTCGCTGGGTTAGTCAAATCAGATAGGTTACTAGACTTAATCAAGTATTTGCCATCTTGGGCTGTACTGGTAACAATACCTAAGTTGGTTTGAGCTTGTGCAAGTGTAGTAGCTCCTGTACCACCATTAGCGATAGGAATAACATCAAGGGTTGCAGTCTCGCTAATACCTAAATTTTTACGTGCTAATGGGGCTGTTTTAGCACCAGTACCGCCATTGCTTACAGATAGTGCCTGACCTAGTGTTAGGGTATCGGCTGCGGCTGCACCTAAAATAGCGGATTGTACTTCAATATCACTACCTTTAATCTTATTAGTTACAGTTAGACTTAAACCACTAATACCATTTGTAGAAATAAGACTATTAACCTTTGTATCACCTGAGAAGGTTTTATTACCTGCTACGGTTTGGTCACCAGTTAATGCTACGTACTTAGAATCACCTAGACCACTAGTTAGGATACGTTGCCATGCTGTATTCTGGTTCTTTGCATAGATTGCCAATGAGCCGGATTTAGTCATTGCAAGACTAGAAAATGTACCCATATCAATTAGGCCAATACCCATCATATCAGATCCGGCAGGGTTGCCGACTTGTGATGAAGGAATCTTAATAAAGCTGTTACCATCTGGTAGGTCTGGTTGGTACTGAGCTACGTCTACGCCGTTAGAGCCGACACCATAGGAGCCTACTACTAGTGGGGTACTGAGTACAGCGGTTCCATCACGCATAATAACGTCAGTAGGTACGAATGAATAAGTTTTGGTTACTACTGTGTCTTTGTCACCTGATAGGCTAGCTGATTGAATCTTACCATTGACCATCGAATAACTGATTACATCATTTTCGACGTTATAAATCATAGTTAATTGGAATTCATCCTGACTTTCGGTCGCTTCATCTAAGAACATATGACCGGGATCATCTGGTAGATAGTTTACTACTACTTCAATATTACCGATGTCTTGCTCTGCTAGTAGTTTCTCTGAATAACCACTACTATAAGTTTCAATAGTCTGTACTTCACTTTTAATACCAAATGATGGCATCTCTGCCAATTCATTAATCTGTTCGTTGCCGGAGTTATCGGGAATCTGGTTCCCAATATCATCATTATAATAGAGTTTAAAACCACTATAGACTGGCCCCCTGAATCTCCAGACAACCAATATCACTTAAATAAGTGATAGTCTTAATACTAGTTTT